GACTGCGTTAAACCAGATGATCGACTCTTGGAATACAGAGCGCCTGTCTGTATTTAGCACCCAAGATCAAATCTTTACATGGCCTGCTGGTCAAATTACCCGCACACTTGGCCCAAGTGGTAATTTTTCTGGCAATCGCCCAGTCTTGTTTGACGATGCCACCTACTACCGTGACCCCGGCACAAATGTGTCTTTTGGCATCAAGTTTATCAATCAACAACAGTACGATGGTATTGCTGTTAAGACTGTAACGTCAACGTACCCACAGGTCATTTTTGTCAACATGACCTATCCTGACGCTACGATGACTGTGTATCCCAAACCTACACGGGACTTGGAGTGGCACTTCATTTCGGTTCAAGAATTAACCAACCCCGCTACCTTGGCGACTAATTTGACATTCCCACCGGGCTACCTGCGTGCGTTTGTCTACAACTTAGCAATGGAGATTGCACCTGAGTTTGGTGTAGAACCCAGCCCCCAAATTACTCGTATTGCCATGACCAGCAAGCGCAACTTAAAACGCATTAACAATCCTGACGACATCATGTCTATGCCTTACTCTCTCATAGCGACTCGTCAACGGTTTAACGTCTATGCAGGTAACTACTAATGCAAACACCGATTCTGGGCGCGTCTTATGTCGCACGCAGTGTCAATGCTGCGGATAACCGACTTGTAAACCTTTTTCCAGAGGCTACTCCCGATGGAGGCAAGACTGCGGGGTTTTTTAACCGTGCGCCGGGTTTACAGTTTCAACAAACCATAGGCACTGGCCCAATTCGGGCGCTGTGGGCGCACCAGACCAACGGCAGCGACTTCTATGTTGTCAGTGGTATTGAGTTCTATAAAGTCACCGGACTAACCTCTACACCTACTTTGTTAGGCTTAGTTTCTGGAACTGGCCCAGTGTCGATTGCCGACAATGGCACACAGATGTTCTTGGCCTGCAACCCTGATGGGTTTATCTACAACGAAGTTACCAACGTACTTTCTAAAATCACCGACCCTGACTTTACGGGTGCTGTGACTGTGGGTTACTTGGATGGGTACTTTGTCTACAACGAACCCAATTCCCAAAAGGTGTGGATTACTCAATTGCTTGATGGCACATCGGTTGACCCGTTGGACTTTGCTTCTGCCGAAGGTTCACCAGACGGACTGGTTGCCATCAACATCAATCACCGTGAAGCGTGGCTATTTGGTACTGATTCGGTTGAGGTTTGGTATGACTCTGGGGCTACTGACTTCCCTTTAACGCAGATTCAAGGGGCTTTTAACGAGATTGGGTGTGTAGCTGCATTCTCTGTGGCAAAGCTCGACAATGCCCTATTCTGGCTTGGCACGGATGCCCGTGGGCAAGGAATCGTCTACCGTGCTAACGGCTACACTGGTGTTAGGGTTTCTACCCATGCCATTGAATATGCTATTGCCCAGTACGGCAACATCTCGGACGCTGTGGCCTACACCTACCAGCAGGAAGGCCATGCTTTTTATGTGCTGACATTCCCCACTGGTAATGCCACATGGGTCTACGATGTGTCTACTCAATCGTGGCATGAGCGTGCTGGATGGAATACTTTAGCGGGTGAATTTACCCGTCACCGTAGCAACTGCCAATGTAACTTTGGTGGCAATACGGTAGTCGGCGACTTTGAGAACGGCAACATCTACACCCTCGACCTTGATGTGTACGCTGACAATGGTGGCATCCAGAAGTGGCTGCGGTCATGGAGAGCATTGCCCACTGGTCAAAACAATCTCAAGCGTTCTGCTCATCACAGCCTTCAGCTTGATGTGGAATCAGGTACTGGCCTAAACGATGGGCAAGGCAGTGATCCCGAAGTTATGCTGCGCTTTTCTGACGATGGTGGTCACACATGGTCAAATGAGCATTGGTCAAAAATGGGCAAGATTGGTGAATATTTCAAACGGGTGTTTTGGCGCAGGTTAGGCATGACCCTCAAGCTGCGTGACCGTGTTTATGAAGTGTCTGGCACTGATCCGGTCAAAATGGTCATTGTGGGTGCTGAACTGATAATTAGCCCAACCAACGCATAATGGCTACCACCCGTAATATCACCCAAATTACGGCCCCCCGTGTTGATCTGATTGATCCACAAACGGGCCTAATGTCGCGGGAGTGGTATCGGTTTTTTTACAACATATATGTACTTGTGGGTGACGGGACTGGCATTACTGCCGTTGTCAATGGTGGTACAGGGTTAGGCACTATCCCCACCAACGGTCAATTGCTGATTGGTAACGGTACAGGGTATACCCTTAACACATTGGGGTTTGGTGCTGGCATTTCTGTTACCAATGGGTCTGGGACAATCAGTGTTGCCAATACTGGCGTGCTATCGAATATTGCAGGTACTGGCATTTCAGTGTCTGGCGCAACGGGTGATGTCACGATTGCCAATACAGGCGTTTTGTCGTTCTCGGCTGGTACGACTGGACTGACCCCTGCCGCAGCTACCGCAGGTGCGGTTACGCTGGCTGGCAAGCTAGTTATAGCCAACGGCGGCACAAATGCTACGGCTACACCTACCGCTGGTGCGATTGCTTACGGCACGGGAACGGCCTATGCGTTTACCGCTGCGGGTACAACAGGGCAAACATTGATTAGCGCGGGTGCTGGCACGCCGACTTGGGCAACGCCAGTGGTCAATACAGTGTCAGCGCCAGTCACCAAGACAGCTAACTTTACCGTAGTCGATGGCGAGGCTTGGTTAATCAACAACAAGTCAGGCTCAACCTGCACGGTTACTCTGCCTGCTGCGGCAAGCTGGATAGGCCGTCAATTGATCTTTAAGAATATGCAAGCACAGACCTTAGTGTCAGCTTCAAGTAATGTTGTGCCACTTGACAGTACAGTCGCCGGAACAGCAATTCTCTTGGATGTTGTGGGAAACTGGGCGACAATGGTGTCCGATGGCACAAACTGGGTCATTATGCAAGCTGCTGCAAATAACAACCTGCTTTTGGAATAATCTGATGCCCGTCATGTCTCAGGAATGGCAAGTAGCCAATCAAAAAAACAAGCGGAACTGGTGTTTAGGCAACCAGCAAGCTGTTGATTTTCTAAATTGTTTATTCGATGCCGTAGAATTATGGGACGATTTGATAGACAAAGATGTCGTGGTTGAGGACAATCACATAAGTCGGGTGTTTACCTCGTTGATGTTTGTACTCCCCGCAAACCCTTGGTTTGTGGCAAACTACACCTATTACCAGCCCCTAATCATGGCTGCAATTAACGGGTTTCATGATGCCAATGAAATGTGTAAAAGTGAGAAAAAGCACTTGCGTAATCTTGCATTCCACATTCGTAATTTTGGAATAGAGATTCATATTGCCACTGCATTTTTAATTGGTGGTTTTGACCATATGCGTAAAGTGTCTCGTGAAATACGAGAGTTTTATGCCTTTGAAACTTTTGATGAATGGGAGACAGATCATGCCAGAACCAATTAGTACCAGTGCAGCAATTCTTGGAAGTGCAGTTATTGGTGGTGGACTAGCCGCAAAAGGCGCTAGTGATGCTGCTAGTACACAGGCCGCAGCCGCAGACCGTGCAGCAGCACTCCAAAAGGAGATGTTTGACAAACAGATGGAGTTGAACAAACCCTATCGTGAGGCTGGCATCACAGGTCAAAATCGACTAATGGAACTTTTGGGGCTTGGTGCTAACACTGGAGCCGAGGGCTATGGTAGATACGGGCGCGACTTTAGCATGGCTGATTATCAGGCCGACCCCGGTTACGCTTTCCGATTGTCCGAGGGGCAAAAAGCCATTGACCGTAGTGCCGCTGCTCGTGGTGGTACACAATCTGGAGCAGCACTCAGGGCAGCTACTCGATATGGTCAAGAAATGGGTTCGCAAGAGTATGGTAATGCGTACAACCGATACCAAACTAATCGAACAAACCAGCTTCAACCACTTGGCAGCTTAATGACCTCTGGTCAAAATGCTGCGGCGGGTGCTGGTGCTGCGGCGGGTAACTATGGTGCAAATGCTGGCAACTTAATGATGCAAGGTGGGCAAGCCATAGCTGCTGGTCAATTGGGTATGGGTAACACTTTGAACAATGCACTAAGCACTGCGGCAAGTTCGTACCAGAATCAACAAAATTTCAACAATTACTTAAGACAAAATCAATTAAACACGGCTAATTTATCGTCAGACCCTTTGGGGTCGTTTATTAGCCAAAGGGGATTGTAATGGCTGATCTAAACGCACTTATTGCCCAAGGCGCTCAGTTTGCCGCGCCCCCTGATCCGTTTGCCCAATATGGGAAGATGCAGCAATTGCAGCAAGGTGAGACTGCAAACCAACTCAATCGAATGAAGATGGAGGAAATGCAAGCAGCAAACACGGAACGCAATGCGTTACGTCAACTTGACCCAACTTCGCCTGATTACGAATCGCAATTGTTTAAAGTAAACCCAACAATGGGTATTGCGTACCGTAAAGAAGCCTCTGCTGCCGCCGCGTCAAAAGCAACGCAAGAAGCACAAAAAGCACTAGCCCTTAAAACTAGTTTAGACAACCATCGTTCGTTCTTGGTTGGTGTTAACGACCAACCTTCCTATGATGCTTGGAGAACTTTGACTACCAAAAACATACCTGAGTTGGAAAAAATACTTCCACCAATATTTTCACCAGAAGCAAAAGATGGTTTGTTAAAAACGGCAGATGATATTAGCAAGCGGTTAACTGTTGCGCCAGTAGCACCTCCAGCAAGTGTTGCTGAATTTAACTTTGCAAAAACACCAGAAGGCGGCGGTTTTAGGGGTTCGTACCAAGACTTTGTGACTGCAAAAGCTGTGGCTGGTCGCGCACCCGCAACACCTTCAGCACCTGTGGCTGTTATTGGGCCAGATGGAACACCAATACTTGTTACACGCGAAAAATCATTGGGAATGACTCCTGCAAATATGGGTGAAAAGCCAATGACGCAAGCACAAAAAGTTAAATACACTAAAGATAAAGTATCTGATAAGAATGTAGTAACTGGCGCTTTTGCGGTAACGGGCGAGTTAGAAAAATTAACCGATGAATTGGTTGGAAACCCGGATAAAAAGATTGCGCCCGCGCCCGGATTAAGTAGTATTACAGGTTTCAGCGCATTGACTAATCCGTTAGCTCTACCATCTGGTGATGCAAGAAAAGCGTTGCAAAAACTAGAGACTTTCAAAGGCAAAATTATGGCGTTGGGCCGTCAGCTTGCGTCGCAAGAGGGCAAACTTGGCAACATGGCGGTGCAAGAATGGAAATTTGTTAGCGATGCTGTGCAGAAAATTGACCCAGCGGCGGGCAACTTGGACGAGCAAATGCGCGATGTGGTAAGGCAAGCAAGAGAATACGCCCAACGCCAGCAATCCAAGTACGACGATACTTATGCAGATGATTTAACTACGCAGGAAGGCAACACTCTGCCTGCGGTTCCTGCTGTTAATATTCCACAACTAACTGATCCTAAACAACCCAATGGAAAACCATTAACCTCAGACCAACTTAAAGAATATGCAGACAAATATTTTAAAGGAGATGTTAACGCTGGAATTCAATATTTAAGAAAAAACGGTTGGGTAGAAAAACCCGCTGCTGGTGGTCCAAAAGTAGTTGACTTTGGGAGTCTAAAATAATGGATGTCCGTCTACCCGATGGCACGGTCATTAAGGGCGTGCCTGATGATATGTCTAAGGCTGACCTTACAGCCAAATTGAAGTCCAATGGGTATGACGTTAGTAAATTAGAAGCACCCTCAAGTGGCATTCCTACTACTCGTCAAGATGTAGACCAATTTGGTATTCCCGGTAAAGTGCGTCCTGCTGAACCAGACGCACCTCGTTCTTTGTTTCAACGTGCAATGGGAAATATCGAGACAATTCCAGCACTGGCTGCTGGCGCTGTTGGTGGTGTAGTTACACCTATTGCTCAACTTGGGTATGAATTAACTCAAGGTCAAGCGTTTACACCAGAAGGTAAAGCGGCGGCTGCAAAGTTTGGGCAACAAGTTCAGGGTCAGTTTTATCAACCCCGCACACCAGAAGCGCAGCGCAACGTGCAGGCTATTGGTGAGGCAGTTATTCCGTTGGCTGGGTTACGCATTGGTGGCCCAACAAATGCGCTGGCCCCAGCTACTCGCGCCATTCGTGATGTTGCCCGTTCTGAAGGTTCTTTAATTTCGGGCAGCGTCAACCAGATGGCAGCAAAACGTGCGGCAGCTACTCAAAATACTCTTGCTGCTCAATCCTACGCCCGTGCGCCTGTTATTGATGCAGCACAAGCTGCTAATCGAACTGGTTTGGTTGTTAACCCGGCAATTACAAACCCAACCGTGGCAAATAAAGCAAAGGGGCTAGTTGTTGGCCCTGCTTTTGAAGATGCTGCTGTAAAAGTCAATGCGGGTAAAACCAGAGAACTTGTACGCAAAGATTTAGGTTTATCTTCCACAGACCCATTAGATACAAATGCTATTGAGTCGGCATTAAAAGAAGCAGGTAAACCATACGACACCGTTCGTAAAATTCCTAAAATAATTGCAGATAAAAATACTTTTGATGCTTTAGAGTCATTAAAGAAAACACCATCTGCTGTGTCTAAGGGTAAAGTTGAAACATCAAACGCCCTTATTGACAGTATGATTGAAGAAATAAAACAAGGACGTAGCGGTGCAGATGTACTTGACGACATTCGACAACTTCGCGCTGAAGCAAATAGTGTGTACAAGGCTCGTGATAAAGGATTGATTGTGCAAAAGGCTTCTGACATTGCAGAAGCAGACGCTCGCATGGGGATTGCAAATGCGTATGAAAAAATGATTGATGCAAATGTAATTGACCCTAAATTGCTTGCGGAAATTAAAACGGCCCGTGTTCGCATGGCTCAAATTTATGACCATGACCGAGCAATTAACTACGC